TAGTATGGTAACTTCCTTGCAAACTTAGGTGCATAGACAAACATATTCAATACACCACCAAAGGGTGACTTTGCCTGTTTACCATCACGGATAAGGTCTAAGGTTTTGGGTGTACCAAACTCTTTGATTTTATCTTTGTACCACTCAGTAGACTTTGGTCTACCTTTTGCGGCTTGTTGTACCTGTTGTATAAAGTTTTTAACTGCCATGTATTATTTATACTTGGGGAACAAATGGTCTTCTGTGAAAATCTTAAACTCCATTCCCTTATCTTTACAGAACTCCTCTGCTGATTTCCATTTCGCCTGATTGATTGCGTAGGTGAAAACCTCATTCAACCACTTTTTAGTTCTGCGTTTAGGGTTCTTCACAGGTTCTTTAGTTTGAGCTTTGGGTTTGACTTCAATTATAAACATTTTGTATGTACCATCTGTCTGTTTGACTTTCATGTAGAAGTCTGGGAAGTATCTATGTAATCTATTATCTTTAGGTGAGAGGTATGGTATCATTATCTCCTCACTACCCCACTCAACCACAGATTTATTAGTATCACAATAGACCATAAGTTTTCGTTCCCAGAGTGAACGATATACCACTTGAGATGCATCACCCTTGTATTTCTTAGGGTTCATGGGTTTATACTTACCTTTATACGACTTCATGTATAAATACTTATAAAGACAGGAGATATCATGGTAGAGTTTAATCTTGCAAGTCAGTTCATTCCCATCGCACAACAAGGTATAAAGAAGTTTGTTTCTAACGCACTAGGGCCTGTAGGACAAGTACTTGACATAGATAACTCTGGTAGAATAGATCCCAGAGGATTAAGTAAACACTCAACACAGAATTTGGAGTTTCCACTAGATGTATCAAGTGGTGATCCTGGCTTGGGTAATCATGGTCACTATATTATGTTTTATATCAATACTCAAGAAAGAGCGAAACTCAGAACAAGTGAAGCGACAGACAAAGGTAGTGTCGTAGATGATGTATCACAGGGTTACAATATACCAAAGTATATCAAACAATGGGATAGTGTAACAGGTAGTTATGTTGCAAAGAACAATGAGTCTGCAAGAGTAAAACAACTCAACGCAGATATGGCGGAAACTGCAAGAAACGACCCTTTCGCAGAAGAGAGATTTAAGAAAGCAGCAGATAACGCTTCAAGTAGATATCAAAGTAAAGGTTCTACAGTTAGGATTAAGAGAGCTGCAACTAAGAGATTGAAAACTGCAATCGCAATGTATATGCCTGCATCTGTACAGGTGACCTATGGTGCAAACTATACAGACACAGAAATAGGTTATCTTACAGAGGCGGCCTTGAACGCATTTAACTCTGCAAAGAGTGGTGATGTGAAAGGTGCGATAAATGAGATAACAGGTGTAGCACCTGACATTGCAGATGGACTAGAGAGATTTATGTTAGGGACTATCGGTGCAATTCCAGGCTTCGCTGGTACGAGAGAAGCGTTTGAAGCGAAAGAGGGTGCAATAATTTCAGATAGATTGGAACTTGCGTTTAAAGGTATCAATAAGAGAGTATTTCAGTATACATTCAAAATGATACCAAAAAACGAGAGAGAAGCAGAGATGATAAGAAAGATAGTGTTCGCTTTCAAAGCGAATATGTTACCAGAGTTTGTTGGTGGTAATCGTGCTGGTAGACGATTAGTAGTTCCAAACACTTTTGATATTCAATATATGTACGCTGGTAAATCAAATGAGTTTCTACATCACATATCTACTTGTGTATTAGAGAATATGAATGTTTCATATGGTGGAGATAGATATAAAACTTTTGATGCAACTGCTGATGGTGCTCCTCCTGTAGAAACATCTATAACACTAAACTTTAAAGAGATGGAACTTATTACCAGAGAAAGAGTATTTGAGGGTTTCTAAATGTATTTTGATTCTTTTCCAACAATACTATACGATTCCAAAGGACAAGGTAATCCAAAGATTGTAACTAATCTTTTGAAACGTGTTGCACTTAGGTCTAAGACAAAAGACAATGCAATGTTGTATGATACCTACGATATCAAGAATGGTGAAACACCAGAGTCCATAGCAGATAAATTATATGATGACCCAGAGTTACATTGGGTCATACTACTAACAAATGATATAACAGATCGTTATCACCAGTGGCCTATGTTAGAACAACAGTTTAACACTTATGTGAATGAGAAGTATGATAACCCAGATGGTGTTCATCATTATGAAATCACACAAAGTTCTGGTAGTGATAGAACTAAGATAGAAGTATATAACAATACTGCGTTATATACTGGTGATACAGATTTCTACTCTAGTGCGTTAACAGTTACAAACAGGGAATATGAAGAAAGAGAACAGGATAGTAAACGTAAGATAAAATTACTTGACCCAAGATTTGTTGATACCTTTGTCGAAGAGTTTAAATCACTAATGAAAGAAAGTGTCCTCTAGTGTCAGAAAGTTTAAATTTTGCTGGTGAGTTTGGTGTTGAAGATTTAAGATTAGTAACACCAAGTGGAGAGGTCGCAGATCTAATATCTGATGTACTTGTAAATGAGATAAACATATTTGAAGATATATTTAAGAATACTATAACAGGTAGTATAATCTTAATTGATATCAGAGATATAATTACAATGTTACCAATACAGGGTGAAGAGGAACTTTACATAAAACTAAAGACACCAACACTCAATGACCCCAAAGATATAATAGATTTTACAGAAACACCATTCATTGTCAACAGAGTAAGTTTAAGACAAGAGGTCAGTTCTGGAGGTCAGATATATGAATTATCTTTTACCTCACCAGAGGCTGTCAAGAACACCAGAAAAAGAATATCAAAGTCATATGTCAACAGTAAAGCGAACATAGGTGATATAGTTGATGATTTATTAGTTGTTGATAATTTAGGTATAAAAACATCAAAACAGGTTTTCATAGAACCAACAATTGGAACAAGAAAGTATATAGTTCCTAACTCTAATCCGTTCACTTTTATATCTAAATTAACAAAGGAAGCGATATCTGAGAGTGGTTCTCCACATTATCTATTCTTTGAAAATAAACATGGATTTCATTTCAAGACATTACAGTTTCTATACAAAGAGGCCCAAGAACAAGGTGTGAGGGGAGAGTTTCATTCTGGTGATAAAGGATTTGATGAGGAAACAACCTCAGACCCAGAGTCAGGCAAGATAATGCAGAACATGAAAAGAATATTGCAGTATTCAATCAAGACCACAAAAGATATGTTAGTAAACACAACCGCTGGACTTTTTGGTGGTAATGTCATAGAGTATAATCTATACAGTAAAAAGTATACTAAAAAGACATATAATTATTTTAGTGATGAGGACTTTGGTGCAAACGAGAGAATATCAGATAACAGACAATATACCACTAACGCAGTAGAGTCTATAGAAACACTTGATGATGAACAAACAACTGAGTCTAACGTACATCTTATACCTATATCTAGAGAGGGTGAGGTAGATAAAAATTATGAGAGTGGAACACCAAATCAGAGAAATAAAACACTTTTAGATAGAAAATCTAGGTTTGTAGAATACACAGATGGTATAAGTATTAATGTGACTATTCATGGTCAGACAACTTTGACTGTTGGTGATATGGTAAATTTGTCAATACCAGCAGTTGGAAGTGCAGACGAAAACGAAGATAAACTTTACTCTGGTGCATATTTGATAACAAAACTTAGACATACATTTGACTTACCAATCAGAACTCATGTCATACATATGCAGTTAACCAAAGATGGACTAGGAGAGAGTTTGGGAGGAGTGCAACAAAGCACACCAATCCCACCACCCACTAAACAATCAAAATTCGTAAGTCCCAACTCTGGGCCGAGATAGAAAGGAGTATTCTATATTCTTTGTTATGATTAACATTAACAGGAGCAACTTATATATGACAAACAAATCCAGAATGAAACTAAAGAAGTTTAATTTTTTAAGTCAACACAGGACTG